TAAAGATAATTGATTTCATAGAGTTTGTCTTTTATTATTAAATCATTTATAAAATATAAATGATTTAAATTGTATAAATGATTTAAACAATTTTTTATTAAATTTATAAAATATTTTGGAAGAAGTTATTTTAAATCGAATCAAAGAATTTTAATAAAATAATAAATTAAATCATTTATGAACTTAAATCATTTACTTTTGAAAGAAGCTATTACTCGTAATTATTATTTTTCAATATTATTATATAAAAATAATTTTACTATGTCTTAATTTTACAAATTCAATAAAAATTGTTAATAATTCAAAATCTAAGCATTTTATCCTATAATTCAAACATATAGTAATTTTTTTAATAATTTCACAAAATCGATCTGTCGAAAAGGTTGAAAATACTTTTTTTAAAAAAAGTTAGGATCTAAGAAAAAAGTAGAATAGAAAATAATTTTTATAAAACTTGTTTTCAACTATTTTCAAAAATTATAAATGAAAAACTATTTTTGAAAATAAAAATTTCTTTTCGGAAAGATTGTAAAGATTTTCAATAAAATAGATACATAAAATGAATCTTGGATAAAATCCCATATTTTATATATTGTATACTTTTATTTAATAAAAACTTGAAAATTATTAAAATTCTTCATAAATTTACTAAAAATTTACGAAAATTATTAAAATTCTTCATAAATTTACTAAAAATTTACTATTTTATTAATAAAATATAACAAATTCTTTCATAAGTCAGGTAATTTTTCAATAAATTTGTAAAAGATAATTATGAAAATATTGAATATTGTTAATTTTTAATAAATATTGCTAAAAGAATGTTAAATAAATATGAATGATTGGAAATTTATTAAAGAAATATAAATTTATTGTATTAATTTTATTGTATTAATTTTAAAAAACTTATGTTACAAATATGATATAAATTATATATCTTTTTCTGTTCTCCATATGAAAAATGATGGTGATGAATAAATAATTTTTGGATTTTTATCAAGTTCTGTAGATATTATTGAATCATAGTGATTTCTTCTATTTTTTCTTGGTGCACCTATCCAAGCTATTTCTTCTAATTCATGAAAAAAATGAAAGCAATTTTCTTCCAAAAATATTGCAGAAATTGGATGTGGAAATGGAATTTGCAATGTTTTATCATTAACAAATAGTTCTATAATATTATCTTCTTTATGAAATGCATAACATTCATTATTTATATCATCAAATCCCAATAATTCTACTCTATTTTCTGATTCTTGATTAACATATTCCCATTGTTTTCCATTATATTTATATATTTTGTAAGTATTATCACATAAACTTAATATTTGAATAAGTAATTGATAATTATTCTCATTATTAAAAGAATTATTTAAAATATCGATTTCAGTACATTTAAATTTGAAATTAGAAGATATATGATTCGATTTTATAGTTTCCCTAATTTCAAATGAATCATTTAATAATACAAATGAATCATCTGTTGATATCATTACAAAATTATCATAAACATCTATATCGATTATATCTTTTGATTCTTTCAAGAATAATTCGATTGTTTTATCTTGATCTAATAAATATAATTTGCCACTTTCTAATAAAATATAATAATCTTGGAATGGTAATAATTTTTTTGCATTTTGTTGATTTGTCAAAAAAGGATTAAAATTATTATATTCTTGTAATATAATTTCTTGTTCTAATGTATTTCTATTTAAACAATGCCATTCATACATTTTATTTGATTTAACGTAATTCAAAAATTGTTTAAAATTTCTATTATCATTGTTAAATTCATCTAAACATTTTAATTGATTTGATTTTTTAATAATAAATTGTTTTTTTATAAATTCTAATTTTCCAAAAGATTCTATAGTATTTTTTGATTTAATGAATTGAATAGTTTTTCTAAATTTTTGTTCTATTTTTAATAAATCATTTCTTTGCTTAATTAATTCCAAATATTTATCATAATTTTCATTTGTTTCTTTAAATGATTTATTTTTAATCATAAAATAAATTTCATTATTTAAATGTTCAAATTTATCTTTTATAATTTGTAATTCATTATATTCATCATTTAAATCATTTAAAGTATTTTCATTTAATTCTTTTAATTTATTTTTTATATTATCCTTCCATAAATTTAATTTATTTGTTTCATGTTTAAATATATCTTCTATTTCTTCATTTATTTTTATAAATGATTCATTTCTTTTACAATCATAATTGAAGATTTCACAATGATTTTTATGTAATTCATATTTTAAATTTGCTTCAATAGATTTGTTTTTTAAAAATTCAGAATCATATTCTAAATTATCAGAAACATTAATACTTTCAATATGATTATCTTCAATATGATTATCTTCAATATGATTATCTTCAAAATCCCAATTCTTATTTAAAATATCAGAAAATAAATCATTATCTATTTGATCTTCCTGTCTCTTTTCTTCTATTTCTTGCATATTATTATCACTCTCGGTAAGATCTGTTGCAATGCAACTATTCTCCTTAAGATCTGTTGCAATGCAACTATTATTATTGATTATGCCATCTTGTCTATAAATAATTGTGCATTCCTCTATTATCTCATTATTTTTATTTGTGCTATTGAATTCTCTTTTTTTTTCATTTGATAAATTAGATCTTGAAAATGGATCCAAAATATCTCTTGATGTTTTAAATATAAATTCATCAAAAGATGAACAAGAATGTGATTTAAATAATAATTTTTTTCTATTAATATTTATAAAATTATCTATTTTTGTTTCTTCAAAATGAATACTTTCTGTATCATTATTATATTTTAAAATATTTCCATCTATTTCTTTTCTATTTATTTCATTATCCAACCAATATGATTTAGATTTATCTAAATGACATGATTCTTCTGATGAATAATCACTAGAAGAATCACTGGAATCATCACTAGAATCTTGAGAACTTTCACTTGATTCACTTGCAGATGTTAAGTCTAATTCTTTTATATTATTTATATTAATTCTTTGTTTTTTATTTAATTTTTCATCTTCAGTATCATCATCACTATCGATTATAATATCATCTTTAGCATTATCTTTGATGTTATCTTTGGTGTTATCTTTGGTGTTATCTTGATTATTTATTGTTTTATTTGTATTTTTTATATTAATTTCGGAAATTAAACCAATAATTTTTTCTATGAAATCAAAAGATTCATCCTTTTTTAGAAATAATTCTTTAAACTTTTCATATTCCTCCATTCTTTTTTTAAATAAAAATGGAATAATGATAAAAATTGATAAAAATTGAAAAAAATGAAAAAAATGATATAGAAAAAATTATTTTTATTTTTTAATTAAAATATATTTTTTTAAATATGCAAAAAAAATGATTTGGCTAATATTTAATAATTATCAACATTTGATATTTCGACTGTTTGTTGATTTACTTTCAATAATCTTGGAAATTTATCTGCAATTGTTTTTAATGGTTCATCCATAAAATTTTCATCTGGTAAATCAAAAGATTCTGAAACACCAGAAAATTCTGTAGGTTCCGTGAAATTTACAAAAGTTGATAATATGGAAGGATAATCAAATAATATATAAGTTTTCGATGCTAAATTTGAATTTGGTATACAATATTGACTAGAATTTTCCATAATTTTATTAAGTTCCATTGGATTAAATGGTTTACCAGCTGAAGTAAGTGCATTATCTCTTATTTGATCAAATTTCATTCTTATTACATCATATATTTTCTTATTTTTTGTATCTACTTCATGTTTTAATAAATAAGATTCCATTAAACACATAAATTGAAACAAATCATGTCCAGGATTAGTTATGGCCTTTACTCCACCAACTATTGGAATGAGTTCAGTATCGTCGCAATAATGTGGATTATTTACACATAATTCATTTTTAACAAAAGTATTTGTTAATTTTCCATGAACTGTTGCTCTATAAAAACCGGCAATAACTAATCTATAAAAGGTTTTGACATAAAAACTTTGATTAGTTTCTACTCTTCTAACTATTCCAGTATCTTCATCTATTACTTCAACCATTACTGGCATTGTGAATTTATAACATTTTCTTTGTTTTAATGTATCAACATATATACTTCCAAGATGTAAATTATTATGTTGTAAACCAATTTTGTTAAAACAATATAATGTCCAAACCAATTGAAATAATAATCCCAATGAATTTTCTTCACTTAATTCATTGCTTGTTAAAAAATCAGATAAATATCTTCTTTCCGTTTTTGGATGTTGTAAAAATAATAAACCAACACGTAAATCAGATGAATTTTCTACATTTGAAATATTTGGATTATTATATATTGCTTTTGCATTATCAACAATTGCTTGAAATTGATTTTTTCCATAATCATTTATATAAATGTAATCATTTGAATTAAGATTATTTATATATTTAAAAAATCCTCTAATTTCTGTATAATATAAAAATCTATTTAAACATGGTGTATTTACTCTATATTCTATTCCATTTTTTCCATTAATCATTTTTTTGATAGAATATCCTGAAACCATTTTACGCAAAACACATGAATAAATAGCACTTTCCATTTCAACTGAATTATCATCTATTCCAGGAAATTCCAATGCATATATATATGTTAATATTCTTTTTATCTCTGATCTATGCAAACTTGGAATATATGAGTAATTAAATAATGATTCTTCAATTCTAGATCCATCTCCTTTTGCTTTTTTAATAATTGTTATAAAGTTCATTAATGTATCTCTTCCATAAGTAATTGTTTTATCATTAGGTTGAACTATATTTTCACCAACTCTTGGAACAAAATTTTGTTCAACATTAAATATAAATTCAATTCTTTGTAAATCACTTGGTATAGTTGGTATATCCTTATCGAGAATTTTATTAATTAATCCAGTTTCAATAACTTCAGTCTTATTTTCATTAACTGTTTCAGTTTCTCCTTCTTCTTCTCCACCTTCTTCCCCTTCTTCACTTTCATTATCTGCAACATCATTTGTTGTGGTTTGATTAGTTGTATCTTGATTAGATGTTTCATATGTTGTTGAAGTAACTGGAGGTTGTGGATTAATTGTTGTTGTTTGAGATTTTGTAACAATTCCATTTATGGATTGTGTATTTTGTGTGCTCAAAACATAACTATTAGTTGTTACATTACCGGGAACTGTATTGGTAGTAGTAACATTATTAATTTGTTCTTCATCTGAACTTTCTCCAGAATTTCCTTCAGATCCTTCTTCATTTTCATTACTTTCTTCTTCTTCTTCCTGCGGTTGTTGTACAGCTGTAATAGAATAAGGATAAACGACTCCTCCTTCCGTAGTTTTTATTGCTTCAGTTTCAAGATTTGCATTTGAAATAATTGTTGCTGTCTCTTCAGTTGATACATCTGTATCTGTATCTGAAGTATCATCTTCTACTGTTGGTTGCTGACCCATTAAAAATTTTATATTATTTATAATGAAGAATTCCTTTTTTTCTATGTATTATGAAAAGGATTTTAAAAATTCCTTGCTATTCTTTTCAATTGAAATTTTTTCTATTTTTTTATTTATAAAATACTTAATTTTTTTAGTAAAACCATCTTAAATTTTTCAAAAATAATTTGAAATATTTAAAATATTTGAATAATAATCATAATAATTTTTCATAAATAGAAGGAAATTGAAATTACCAATATAAATGGTTAAAATTAATAGTTCTGAGAAAAAAAAACCAAAACATAGATCATCCACAAAATATGATCGTATATTAAAACAAATTACTGCAAAAGAGAAAGAAACTTCACATGATAAAAAATTTGATGCATTTGAAAAAAGTTTAAGAAGTCAATCAAAAGGATCTGTTGATAAACAAAAAAAGTCTAGTGAAAAGAAAAAAACAAGAAAAAGAAGAAATAAATCATCAAAAGAATCTTTACAAGAATATTTATCAAAAGATAATGTACAAGAAAATAATGAATCAAGTAGTGATAATGAAAATGATAAAAATGAGGAAAGTGAAACTGAAATTTCAGAAGAAAATGATGAACAAATAATAACTGATTTGGCATTAAAAAAAGAACAAGAATTACAAAAGAAAATTATTTCAGAATTAAGATCAACTGTTTGGAAAGATACAGAAGAAGATAAAAAAAGAAAAGATCCAAGTATAATTATATCAAATTTAAATGAAAAAAAGAAAAATATAAGAAAACCTTCAATACCAAAAGTAAAAGGATTTCATTCATGGTTAAATTGGAATAGACAAGGATTAAAACCACAATTTTTTAAAAATAATTATGATTTATATTTACAATCAAAGTTAGAATCTCCATTTCCAAAAGAAATTTTACTACCAAACAATCAAATGAATACATGGACATTCGAAAATTATGATTCAGATAAAATAAAATTAATTACTGATTCAGATCCAATACAAATCCTTTGTTGCGTATGTAAAAATAAAATAATTGGTGCAGTAATTCATTTATGGAAAGGATATCATGTAGATCAAGAATGTTTTAAAAACTTTTAGAAATAAAAGAATTTTATTAATTCCTTTAGAATTTGTTTCATAGAAATTAATTCCTTTAGAATTTGTTTCATAGAAATTAATTACATTCCGATTTATTAAAATTTCTCCAAAAATATTGAAATTCATTCCAATAAACATTTTTAATAAATTTCCTAGTTTTATGTTTTATATTAAATATTGGTAATTTAATTTCTATGCTATTTTCACTAAAACATGGTTTAAAAATTTCAGGTAAATGATCATGATTAAAATATCCATTTTTTTGAATTAATAAATGAGATTCTAAACGATAATTCAATTCATCTTCAGATAATTCATATAAATTATATGTTAATTTTGAATTTTTAATGGTTCCATCTTCAAGTTCTTCTTCATCAATATCTTCAAATATTTCGAACCAAATCTTTTTTCCATTTAATTCTGCAATTCCATTTATTGGATGATCGTAAAATGAGCAATGCCAAAGTAATTTTAAATCATCCTTTTTATTATTATTATTATTTTCCATTTAATGATAAATAAAAAATTTAATATCTATTGAATATAATTTCTAAATGATTTATAAAATAATTTATTATTTCTAAATGATTTATAAAATAATTTATTTAATATTAATATTAAAATATTTAAATTCATTCCAATAAACTTTTTTAATAAACTTTTTTGATAAATTTATAATTGTTGGAGAAAATTCAGATGTAGTATTATTTTCGATATATGGTTTATAAATTTCAGGTAAATGATCTGTATGATATCCAACCATTTTTTGAAATAATAAATGATTTTCTTCATATTGTTTTAATTCTTTATCACCAATTTTATATAAATTATATGTATAAATTCCTCCAGAAATTGTTCCATCTTCGAGTTCCTCTTCAAAAATATTATCACATTGTTCGAACCATATTTTTTCGCCATTTAATTCAGCAATTCCATTTATTGGTCCATCCCAATAAGAAATATGATATAATAATTTTAAATCATCTTTTTTATTATTATTTTCCATTTATTTTCTAAAATTATCATATGTATATTTTTTTTAGATTTAATTCATTTATATATTAAATGAAAAAATGGATAAATGATTTATAAAAATAATTTATTAATTTAAAATTTCAAAATAAATAATTTTTAATGAGAATAATTATTATATGGTGAATTTTCTATTATTTGTAATATCTCATCACGTTGTTTATCTAATTCTTTAAATTGTAATTCCATTTTTTTCTTTAATTT